TACGCGATGCTGTCGATGATGATGATGCCGTCCGCGGCCCAGGAAGGCCATGTCCCGGAAGTCAACGTCACCAGCCGCTCGCTCGATCCGCCAGTATGGTCGTATTCAATCGTCCCGGTCGCATACGGAGCCGATGTCAGCACTTGGCCTTCGTCGATGTAATAGAACCAATCCTTCTTGGACATCATCTCGTTTACGGCGGCCTGGATGGAACGGCGGGCAAATCGCTCGGACTGTTCGTCCGTGGCGGCGCCCTGGAAATCCAGCGCGTGATCGATCAGGTCTTTGTAGGTCCATATGTTAGCAATCATCATCTGCACTCCGAAACTTTCCGCCGATCTCCGCCGCCGCTGGAAACCCTTCGCCGTTCTCCGCCGCCACTCGATACCCGCGCCGGGATATACGGGCATGCCATCATCTGTCTGAACACCGCCCCGACACCCGAGACCGTGAAGGAAAATACCGACGACCCATCCGCTTCGACGGCGGTTCCTGGGGCGACACCTGCGGCCGTGAACGTAAACGATGATGCCCCGGTGACGGAATGAAGCCATGCGGCAATACCATCGGCCGAAAATGTGAAACTGGAAGACCCGGTGGAAGACGCCACTAGCGATGACTGGCCATCAGCGGAAAACTCAAAGCCGCACGACCCAGCGGACGCCAAAATTGTGCTCGCGTCGCCGGTGTTCGTGAACGTAAAACTCGACGACCCATCTGCGGCAACCGGTGCCGATCCGACGCCGGAGGCTGTGAAGGAAAATACCGACGACCCATCCGCTTCAGCAAACCCTGGGGCGACACCTACGGCTGTGAACGTAAACGACGATTCCCCGGTGACGGAATGCAGCCCTGCGGCAACACCATCAGCGGAAAACGTGAAAGATGACGCCCCACTCGCACTTGCCGTAACTGATCCGACGCCGGTGTTCGTGAACGTAAAACTGCACGACCCGTCTGCGGCAACCGTCGCAGTTCCGACGCCGGTATTCGTGAACGTAAAACTGCACGACCCGTCTGCGGCAACCGTCGCCGATCCTACGCCCGAGGCCGTGAACGTAAAACTGCACGACCCGTCCGCCTCGACTATCGCTGCCGACAGCGCGGACGAACTTAGCGGGGCAGCGCTTATCGGGTATCCAGAGATCATTCATGTCTCATGTGTAAGAGACTTCGCTGGTCGTTTGATTACCGCTGTCACCCGGGTCGGCCGTGTGCAGCGACAGGTATAAACTGCCTGCCGATGTCGAGCCGACGATGCCGGTGGGGTCGCCGATGTTGGCCCACGTCGTGTTGTTGAGCAACAACAAGAGCAGGTTGTTCGCGGTGGTATTTGGCATGCCATCCGAGGCCGCCTGCGTGATGGTTGTCCCCGTCTTCAATCTCGGGATGACTCCGGCGGCAATAGCGATCGTGGGATTGATAGTCCCCTTGAAAAGCAATTCGCCAGCCCCCGATGAAGCACGCCCGACTCCGAAATGTGTGATGGTTCCGGAGCCGGTCGCTACTTCAGGGAAGTCCGCAGCTGCCGTCAATGTCGCGGCGGTGCTGGTAACGGTAAAACCGCTGCCACTTCGGGCAACGGCCACTCGCGCGTATGTCGCCATGTTCATCTCCAAAATGATGATTCTTCCGACTATTCCTTTTGCAACTCAGCCGCAAATAGGGCGGCTCTTGCTTGCGGGCTGGCCCTCTGGAATTTCGGAAGTTTCTGGATGTCCAAATTCAACTTTTCGATAATTTCGTTGATTTTGTCAACGAGCACGTTGTCATTCAATATCAAAACTCCGCCGGTCGCTGATAGACCGGCACGGACAGCAATCGAAACGTCGTCGTCACCGGAGAACTTGGCTAAAGCATCCTTCTTATTCCTGGATGTCTGCCTGACTCTATCGGCTGAATCGGAGGTATCATAACCATCAATCACCGCCTGGGCGGCTGCGCGCTGTTCTGGCGTTGCTTCCTCCCTAGGAATAAATTCCCAAGTTGATTTGTCTGCAATTACCCCAACCCTTACCGAGTGTATCGGACATACCGCAGCAACGGCTTCGTGTAGCAGATGTAAAATCATATGTGCACCCTTCCGTAAATTCTACTTCTAACATATACGTTACCGTCGAATGTATCATCACCGTAAAAAGTTACTGTTCCACTTGAAACACGTAATTCACACCCCTTATACACTCTATATCCGAGTGCTTTGTGATACAATCCGGCTCCCGCACGGCAGGAAACAGTGCTTGTGAAACTAATAAATGAGTCTGCGTGCGGAGTTGTGGAATCCACACCTATACCTATTGATGAGTCACCGGCCCCACCTACCATGATGTCAATAGCGCAATCAACGCCAGAATTAACACATGTTAATATCTCGAATTGATTGTTTGCACTCCCCTCAGTCTGCCTCCAAGTGGAAGTGCCATAAGACCAAGTTCCGGTAATAATCCTCCCAACTGCGGCCATGACCGGGTTGAAACAGTTCGACAGAAACATCTTCGGGCTATCACCCCAAAACTCCATGCTGGTGAGGTCTGTTCCAGATGCGCGGTATGATCCTAACCAAAGTTTCCCACTCAGCACATACGCTCCGTCTTGAGTGGTGAGTGCGTCCGCCCGCGTCGTGTCGTTGGTCCACGCCGACGATTGGGACAAGGTGATCCCCGTTACGCTGGCAGTGATGCTCGCCGTCAAATCGACCTTGCTTGTCCCAGCCAAAGCGTTCGCAAGCGTTGTGTGGAAGCTGCCCGTAGTGGACGACGCGGCGTTCCAATAATACCAAGTGCTTGAGGTAAGCCCGCCGCCGGTTGCATTAACCATGACCGCCGCGCCGGTACTCCAGCCGGTAGCGGAGCCGAAGGTCACAATATCTGTGCCAGTGTCCGTGCTGCTCGGAGTAGCTGAGGAAACGCTGGCAAACGTGTCATAATTCTTGGCGGATGTGGCTACAACAGGAAAACCGATTTCCGGCGGCGTATACACGTTCCAATTAGAGCCATCATACAGTGCTACAGCGTTGCCGGTGTGTGCGGTCCAATAAATAGTACTTTTGGATGTTTGATTCGTTGTCGAAACCGACACACCAGATTCAAGAGTTAGCCGTCGTTGGCAAAGGCCAGGGATTGCCAAATTAGACAGCCCGCCTGATCCTGGTAAATTGTCAAGTAGAACTTTTTTCAAAGCGGCAGCTGAAGCGTCATACGTCAGCACATAATCGGCAGCGCCGTCCGGCGAAGCATCCGCATCTCGCCCCGTGAACAGATCGGCCCCACGGACCACGTAGACGTTCTTTGTACCGGCCCCGAAATTGACGGCCGAACCACCGTTACTGCTAGCTAGGACAGTCGTCCTGGAAAGAGTCGTCCCGGAAGACGTGTACGTGCCGACCGATACTTCCCAATCTCCTGTAGGAACTCCTCCTCCGGAAACCGCTTCAATGACAAATGCACACGTATTGCCGTTGCCAATGGCGGAAAACGATTGGAACCCCGTCACGGCCCCGGCGAGCGTGAGCGTGCCGGTTCCTGTCGTGGTCGTTGTTTCCTTGACTCGATCTTTTTCGACGAATGCCATCGTCAGCCCTTCTTGCGCGTGTGCTTCGTGAGGACATCATCGCGGAAATTTTCGAGTTTCTTCTTCGACACTTTGCCGCCGTGAGCCTTGACCTTCTTCGCGACCTCGCGGCGAATGATGTCGTCAGCCAGCGGCTTAGGGGCCTGCGGGACGACTTCCTTCATCGCCTTGACATTGACGCTGCCCTCGCAGTTGTAGCCCCTCTCCTCACAGATACGCTGAATGTCTCCTCGGCCGGACACCCAAGCCTCCGGGTCGCCTGGGAATCTCGCCAACTGGCTGATGTATTTCTTGCCGTTGATCGAGACATTGGACTTGTCCGCGACGCCCTTGTAGTAGTCGCCAATGTACTCCTTGCCCTCGAACTGCTTCCCGTTCTCAGTGCCGTAGAGAAAACCTCGATCCGTCTTCTCTCCGGGAGGGACGCCGTTGACAAGCATTCTGTCAACGGGGCGAAGGGCGAAGTAATATTCAAGGGCGGCATCTCGGTCATTGAAACCGCCCTTGAACACTTCTCTGTTCGAATAGCAGACAGCGAATTTGCCATCGATCTTGAGGATCATTCAATCGTTCCTTTACTGACACCCTGAATGGTCGCCGCCGTCCTGAGTTAAATTTCACATGATGCAATAAATACATCATACTTTCCTTTGGAAACCGAGCAAGACATCAGCGGCCCATCAAGGCGCCGAGCATGGAGTTCATGGCGTTCGGGTCTTGCAGCATTTGCGGCGGAACGGGTGTGTTCGGAGCCGATCCCATGTTCATCGGCATTGGCATTGGTTGGCCGCAACACGGGCATGGCATACCGGCGTCCATCCCCATTGGAGGCCCGACGGACATCGGCGGCGGCATCATTGGCATTCCCGGAGGCATCATCGGACTCATTGCTGTTCTCCATTCTGCGGAGCGGGTTGTTGGTTCTGTTGAGGCTGCGGCGGTGGCGGCGGGGCTGTCAGCCGCAGTCCGGTGGTGTCAACGTCGAACGCCTTGCCCCACATATCGACGAGGTTGTTGAACGGATCGACCATTCCTGTTGACGCGGCCATCTGCGAGTAGAACGGAAACATCAACTGCATGGCCTGATTCACGTCGTCGATCATCTTCTGTTTGTTCGGCTTCCGAGCGCTCCCGGCCTCGATGCGATATTGCAACTGCCGAATCAGGGCGTTCAAGTCCGACGTCGCGACGAACGAATCCCAAAGCCTGCCGAACGTCTCCCCGAAGATCGAAGTAACATCCATTCCGCTCAAGTGCCAGCGGGCTGCGAGAGCCTCTTTCTTGCCGATGTTCGACGCGGCGTCCTCGACAATACTCGCCATGTCGTCAGGACGAACCGACAGTTGCCCCTGCTTCACTTCCGCCTCGGCCGCGGAACGGAACTGGTGCGACGTGGTGCCGTACATGAGTTCCGTCAAGCCGATCCGCTTCTCGAAAAGATCGATGACCGCCTGTATGACCTTGAACAAGTCCGTGTTCATCTCAGGGTGTTGGAGAAACTGGACCAATTCACCGATGTGTTTGTTCTGCGATGCCTTGAATTCCAGGAGTTCAAAATCCTTGACGCTGTTCAGGATTTTGTTCTTCAGATTTTCATCGATATTCGCGGCTGTCGCGATGAAATCACGACTGTTTTTGTAGACCTTGGAAATCAGGAACGAGAACGCCCAGTTGATGAACTGCAATTCCCCAATGGCGGGCCGGAAGTGCGACATCGGCCATAGCTGATTCGGAACTTTGTGGAAAATGATTTCCTGGAACGGCCATTCATCGTCCGCCCAGTATGGGGTGTCCCACTGGAATCGACGATACATCTCGGCTTCGTTTCCCCAGACGCTCTCCGGGATATTCAGCGGGTGCTCGCATGTTTCCGTGACAACGAGATGGACGTACTGGCCAAACCGATCGGCTTCCGCCGCCTTGTGGTCGATACCTCTCAACAAACCGCCAACGCCCATCTTCGACCAAATCTTGTAGTAGACGACAAGGTCGTTTGTCTTGCTCTCCCGATGCGCCCGCTCCGACAGCAAAGCTGACAGCGACGCATCCTGCCCGTGGGATTGCTTGCTCCCCTTCACTGTCCCGGGAGGCAACCCGTATTCGGCCTCAACTTCCCAGACCGGTTTGCAGCACATCTGCCCGACCCACTTCATGTCTTCCCATCGCAGAGCGTCGGGGTCGAGCAAGAGGTTGTCGGAAGAATCCCAGAAGGAGCCGACGACTTTGTGATTGGACCCGACCGGCTGGTACGGTTTCGTCCAGAGGACGCCGATCCCCTTGATGAGCGCCTCATCGATGGCTTGTCGCATCTCATCCTTGAGATTCGTCGCTTGCGGAAAATAGTTGATGATTCCGGAAACCAACGAAGCTCGAGCTTTGTCCTGCATCGTCTCCTGTCCCAGAGACGACAGAACATTCTGCACGAACACATGGGACTGCGGGTCATTTGGGTTGCCGAAAACTTCGAGAGGCACCTCCGGCAACTTCCTCGGCGTGACCGTGCGAATCGGGTTTCTGTGGTAAAGAGACGGGCCGAACAACTGGACCGCTTCGGCCACCTTGTTGACCGTCATGCAGATCGACGGTTGCGGCAACGTCTTCGTCTTCGAGTAAGAAAATTTCCCAGACCCGGATATGCCGTCCGTGGCATAAAGGAACCCATACGGCCCATTGAAAAACCCCATGCACTCATCGGCATCGCTCTGCCAAGTCTTCTTGGCATCGATGGCGGCGTTCACCATGCGTATCCATGCAGCCCGGATAATTCGTAGTGCGTCTTGCATGTATACGCCTTTGTACACTACAATTCGTGTATCTTTGTATAGTAAAACTGTTTACTTAACAGTTGAAAATCGTGCCATTTGGCACGGTGCTCATACTTTTTTAATGATTACGCCGACTTTTTCTCGGCGCTTGGCGTCTTCACGAAGTCCCACAGACCGCTTTCCTGCATGTCGTCGATGTTCTTGTTCGGGTCGCTGACATGCCGAATCCCCGATCGGCTTACGACCCTGACGTTGTCGGGGATCAGTATCGTTGCCTCGATGGTTCCTCGCGACACCTTTTGGGTGATCCCAACCACCGGCTGGCTGTTCGTGTCTCCATGAGGATACCAAAGGATAACTTGTCCTTGGTACGTGATTGGCATCGTGAAGTCTTTCATTTCTGGTTCCTTTGTAAGTGCCAGGCTACAATCCCATCTTCCTTCCCGCCGGCGTTCAAGCCGGTCGTGTCGTCCAGCAAATTCGCCAGATGACGAACGAGTGTATTGTAAATCCGCCCATCCTGTTTATCAAGATGATCGCAATTTTCTTTCAAGGAAAGAATCTGTCGAAGTTGCTCCGCGGCCACCGGGACGCTCAAGTCCCAACCCATATCGATGGCTCCCTGAACAGCCCCGCCGATCTGTCTCGCGGACTCGATCCATCTCTCGGCGGCGTCACTGACTTCCTCGGGCGTTGCGGCGCCGAGGCGGATTGCGACATTCGCCATACTCGCGGCGACCGCTTGGTAATCAAACTTCGATGTTGCCATACAACCCTCACGATGATGGGCCAAGCATCATTGAGCCTGACCGGTTTTTTCGCATGTCCCGCAAAAACGCGCTGTAGACGCTGTGATCCGACCTGGTGTCCCTCTTCGGGACATGGACCATTCCGTATTGGGCCAAGTAGCGGAAATTGGCCATCTGATGCGTCCGCCTGCGCTCTTCCGTTTTCCTGGTGATAACCGTTCCTTCGGACCCGCGAAGCCTTTTGTAGCGGTAGTGGCGTATTTCCCAGACGAAATTCTTGACCTTATCGTACATGATTCGCAATCTGGCGCGGCCAAATTGATTCACCGCCAGCAACGAACGACAAGCCTCAATACCGGAATCGATGTCATCGAACCCGAATGCGAATTGCGATCCCGTCTGCGACGACTTGAGGCTGTACTTATCAAGCTGCTCGGTGTACTGTTCGACCACCGTCCGACCGGACCCGATGTCCGTCAGCCGTCCGCCATGTCCGTCGATGATGAATGCCTCGAATTCTTGTCCTTCGCACTTCCCTGAGAACGCCACGCCGAACGTGGCGGCGTCGCAGTTTTGGATGTAGAGTTCGTCGTACAACCAGATTTCAT